TAAAGATAGATTACCAAACGGTAATTATATCTTAACTGTAGGTCAACACTTTGTATTAATACTAGGTGAAAATGGAAATACAGAAACTGCTTTAATATCTATGAGTTCATCTCAAGGTAAAGTTAGCAGGAAATGGAATTCCATGATGTTATCCATTACCCTTCAAGGAAAAGATGGACCATACACTCCAGCTTCTTTCAGTCATATGTACAAATTAAGTTCTGTACTTAATTCTGGAAAAGGTAATCAGTGGTATGGTTATTCAGTTCAAAAAGTTGGACCTGTAGAAGATGCAGCAATCTATGAGAGAGCTAAAAAATTCTACAACAGTCTAGCAAATAAATAATAGTTAACATAAAAGCGCCCCATTTGGGGCGCTTAATACAGTTAGAGGGAAAATGATTGTAGAAAGATTTAAAAAAATATTTAAAGGCCAGGATTGTGGTTATGGTCAAAGTAAACCTACCGGAGAAATAAGAGAAGACGGTAAGATTGAAACTAAAAATGCAATTTTAAAATTAGATGTTACTCATCAACATTGGGAAGACCATTTAAATGGTAAAGGTCATCGTTTTGGAGTTATACCTATAAAAACTGATAATACATGTAAGTGGGGTTGTATTGATGTTGATGTATATGATTTAGATCATGTTGGATTAATTAAAAAAATAAATGAATTAAAACTTCCTTTAATTTACTTTAGATCAAAATCTAATGGCGCACATATATTTTTATTTGTAGAAGATTTTGTTCCAGCAAAAGCAATGATCAATCGTTTAAGAGACATGGCAGCAAAAATAGGTCATGCAGGTAGAGAAATATATCCAAAACAAGAAGAGGTGATTGTAGAGAGAGGTGACATAGGAAGTTATTTAAATGTACCTTATTTTAATTATAAAAATCCAGATCAATGTATGTTGAACAATGAAGGAAAAGAAATGCCTATCGAAGATTTCTTTAAAGTTTACGATGAAAAAGTTTTATCCGTAAAAGCATTTACAGCGTTAGGTGGAGGAAATGGAAAAGAAAAAGATGAAAGATTAAAGGGAATGCCTCCATGTTTAGTAACTTTATTAAAAAATAAATTAGGTAAAGGTGTACGAAATGATACTTTCTCTAATTTAGCTATCTATTGTAAAAAACGTTATGGTGATCAATGGGAAAATAAATTAGCTGAATATAACTGTGATGATTTTATGGAGGAGAAATTAGAACTAAATGAACTTAATGGAATTATAAAATCTATAAGTAAAAAAGAATATCGATATGGCTGTAAGAAAGAACCTTTATATGGTCACTGTAGAGCAGAGATATGTGTTAAAAGAGAGTTTGGTGTAGGTGATGAATTACCCATGCCAGAAATTACACAAGTTAGAAAATTTAATTCTGATCCACCAATGTATTTTATAGATATTGATGGTAAAACTGTTTTTGCAGAATCTTCTAAAGATGTTTTAAACTTCAAAACGTTTCAAGCATTAGCCTTTGATCAAATTAATGATCCGTTAGATTATGTACAAGAAAAGTTTTGGATTAAACTCGTTAGAAAAAAAGTATTAGAGAATCAAGATAATTTAATTATGGAAGCTCCAGATGAATTAAAGAAAGCATATAAGATGAAAGAAAGTATGAGATTATTTATCAAAGCAAGAAAAGATGATAAACCAGAATTAGTACCAAAAGGTAAAGTATATACTGATAATGGTAAAACTTATTTCAAATTAAAATCTTTTCACAGTTATTACAACACATCAAGACAAGAAAAAACAAAACATCATTTGTTTGCAAGAGATGTACAAACGATTTTAAGTGCAGATTCTAAATCTGAATTGAAAGTGAAAATGAAAACAGGTGAAGAAAAAAGATTAACGGTTTGGTCGGTTCCAGAAATGGACCTAGAAGAAATCGCAATAGATAAAAAAGAAAAAAAGAAAGCAGCATTTGAACAATGAGAACGATTATACCAGGACCACCTGGCACAGGGAAAACACATACTTTAGTTCATAAACATCTACACAATGAATTATATAATTTAAAAACAGATCCTAAAAAAATTGCATATATATCTTTTAGTAATGCTGCAGCAGGAGAAGCTAAACAAAGAATAACAAATACATTTCCTGGATTTGAATTTGATTGGATATGTACCATGCATTCAATGGGAAAAAGACAATTGAATATAGATACCACAACTCAATTATTAAAAGATAAAAACTGGAGAACCTTTCAAAACTATTCTGGTTGTCATGATTTACATTTTGAAAACATAGAACATGAAAATGGTTATGTTGAATATACAAATAATTATATGAAAATAATTGAGTATGCTAGATCAAGGCAAGTCAGTTTAGCAGATGCTGGAATGGCCACAGATTTATTAGATCGAATTGATTTTGAATACTTAGAACAGATTTATCAATACTTAAATGATTTTAAAAAAGATTATAACATGTTTGAATTTTCAGACATGATATCCGAGTTCACCAAGCGAAAACTATGTCCTTCCCTCGATGTAGTTTTTCTTGATGAAGCGCAAGATCTGAATCCTCTGCAATGGGATATGTTCTTTTACATTGAATCCCTGTGTGAAAGATCATACATTGCAGGGGACGACGATCAATCTATTTATGCGTTTCAAGGTGCTGATCCTAAAACTTTTATAGATTTAAAAGGTACACTGGATGCACAAACAGTTTCAAGAAGAGTTCCAAAAGCTATTTATGATGTCGCTTTTTCTATTCTTAATAATATTGATTATAGAAAAGATAAAACCTGGTTACCAAGAGAGGAAGAAGGTGAAGTTATTGATAATGAAATACTAGAAGATATTGATTTTAGTTCTGGTAACTGGATGATTTTAACCAGAACAAACAAGCAACAAGAATCTATTATTCAGCATTTAAATAATCTAGGACTAAGATTTGACTGTAAAAACAATGACTTATTTCCTCCAGAGCTTCAAGAGGCAATTAATATTTGGGATCGGCTGAATCGAGGAGCGAGCGTCGAGGGGCAAGAAGCACAGAAAGTGTATAACTTTTTAACTAAAAAAGAACTTAAACATAAATTTGGTGGCGGTAAATCTTTAGAACAAGTTGATACCGTTGATATTGATGAGTTGATGCTGAATCATGGATTAAAAACTAGAGGTGATTGGACCCTTTTAAACATGAGTCAAGAACAAGAAGATTATATTTATATGTTAAAACAAAATGGTGAAGATTTATCTAAACCCGCAAGAATAAAAGTTTCTACAATTCATAGTGTTAAAGGTGAAGAAGCGGATAATGTTATCTTATTTACAGATTTAGAAGGAATTATATATCGTGCAGCTCTTAAAAATAAAGACCCCGAACATAGATTATTTTTTGTTGGAGTTACAAGAGCAAAAGAAAAACTTTATATAATGAACCAAGGTTATGAACATCAATATACAATAGGAGGAGAAATAGAATGACCACAAAACAAGACTTAGATAGAACGTTTCCATCAATGAATCAAATTGGAGGCGAACATTATAAACTAAAAATACAACCTTACCATTTTATTATGGAGAATAACTTGAATTTTTTTCAAGGAAATGTAATTAAGTATGTTGTGCGTTATCTTAAAAAAGGTGGCAAGCAAGACTTAGAAAAAATAATTCATTATTGTGAATTAGAAATTGAAAGAATGAGAGGTAGAAATGATGAAGTCAATGATAGGTGATATTGGTTTATTCACATGTTTATGTTTATTAGCATATTGGAGTTTTTATGTTTGAAGCTGAAAGAGAATGGGTTTGTCCGGATAATTTTCCAGATTTATCCGGATACAAATACATCGCAATTGATTTAGAAACTTATGATCCAGATTTAAAAAAGAAAGGATCGGGTGCGTTAAGGCATAATGGTTTTATTGTTGGTGTGGCTGTAGCTGTTGATGGTTGGTCAGGTTATTATCCGATAAGACATAGAGAAGGTAATTTAAATCCAGTTAAAGTTATGAATTGGGTTAAAGAAATTTGTAGTTATGACAATGTCAAATTATTTCACAATGCTATGTATGATGTGTGTTGGCTAAAAAGTTATGGAATAGATGTTAAAGGACATATCATAGATACCATGGTGATGTTATCTTTAGTTGATGAAAATCGATTGTGGTATTCATTAAACAGTGCATCGTATGATTATTTAGGTGAAGTTAAATCAGAAAAAGCATTAGAACAAGCCGCAGCAAGAGCAGGTGTAAATGCAAAAGAAGAAATGCATAAACTACCGGCAATGGATGTGGGAACCTATGCTGAAAAAGATGCTGAATTAACTTTAGAATTATTTAAAGTTTTATCTCGTGAAATACATAAACAAAAATTACAAAATGTTTTCGATTTAGAAACTCAATTGTTTCCTTGTTTAATTGATATGAAGTTTAAAGGCGTTCGCGTAGACCTTGAAGGAGCTCATAACCTGAAACAAAAATTAATTTCACAAGAAGAAGCGTTATTGCTAGACATAAAAAAAGAGACAGGAATAGACACTGAAATATGGGCTGCAAGAAGTATTGCAAAAGTATTTGATAAACTTTCTTTACCTTATTCGAGAACTGCGAAATCAAATGCACCTTCCTTTACTAAAAATTTTCTTCAAGAACATAATCATCCTTTGGTGAACAAGATAGCAAAAGCTAGAGAAATAAACAAGGCACACACAACTTTTATTGATACCATTTTAAAATTTGAACATCGAGGAAGAATTCATGCGGATATTAATCCAATTAAATCTGATCAAGGTGGAACGGTTACAGGAAGATTTAGTTATTCAAATCCAAACTTACAACAGATTCCAGCTAGAAACAAAGATTTGGGTCCAATGATTAGAGGATTATTTATTCCAGAAAAAGATCATACCTGGGGTTGTTTTGACTACTCACAACAAGAACCCAGACTTGTTGTTCACTATGCAGCAACTACAGAACCTATTTGTTTTGATGAATCAGTATCAACGATTGTAGAAAAATTTAAAAGCAACTCTGTAGACTTTCACCAAACGGTTGCTGACATGGCAGGTATTTCAAGATCGCAAGCTAAAACAATTAACTTGGGTTTATTTTATGGTATGGGTAAAGCAAAACTTCAAGCTGAACTTGGTCTGTCAACCAAAGCTGAAGCTGAAAATTTGTTTAATCAATACCACAACAAT